GATACTTTTACCGGATGACGGGATGCTCCATCAGCAGATGGTTACGAGACGGTCAGAGGTTAGTCGAACAGGAAAGCTTGGGCTGGAGTCAAAGGATAAGATGAAGTCGAGGGGGCTGGATAGTCCTGACAGGGCGGATGCGGTAATGGGTTGCATCTCCTGTGGGGGCGGAGTCGGGGGCAGTTGGGAGAGATTTAACTCGATTAACCGCCCAACAGTAGGGGAATTGATGGATGAAGCGGAGAAAGATTTCCAAGAATCTGTCTTGCCAAGTGGTATGTTTGTGGGGTATTAAAAAAAAGTGTTGACATTGAGGCGGTCAAGCATAAGGCCAGTACCTCCTAATGATAAGGTATGTTATATATGTCAAGAGGTGGACTCGGCGGTGGCAGAGGATGTGGCGATGGCGGGATATATCTGCGCGGGATGTATTCAGGATGCCATTGCTGCGGAGATGTTGATGATGCGGTCATGGAGAACGATGAGGATGAGGCATCCAAGTCCAGATGAATTTAACGATTGGGACAATCACTAATGGCTAAGGAAAAGAAACCAAAGGAACAGATGCCCGACAAGTATGGTCATCTACAGCCCACCAAACAAGACCTTAAACAAGGTTCCGCACCTCGCGGCAGGAATCGTGGGAGGCAAAGATAATGCCGAAGCATGAGGGAGGGATGAGAAAGTTCAAGCAGAAGAAATTTGGAACATAGACGATGCCTTACAAGAATAACAAACAAGCTGTGGCTGTAATGCTTAACACGAAGAAGAAGTCTAAGGCACATAAACACGCAAAGAAGCAGCTTAAAAAGAAATCAGTATGAGCGACACAATTTACGATCTGGTTGTCGATGATATTAAAGCCCGTGCTCGGTGGGAAACACGGCAGGGGTTATGGTATCAGATGCGGAATGATGGTCTGCGAAGGAAAAGTAAACCGTGGCCTAATGCGGCAGACTTTCACTTTCCGCTGATCGACACCACCATAAACAAGCTGAAGCCGTCTTTCTTCCAACAGGCGATGGGGTTGGATGTGTTGGCAACTTTTGTTCCTATGCGGAGTCAACTTGCTGGTTTCACCACCGCAGCAGAACAGTGGTTCAACTATAAGCTTCACGAGAAATCCAACTACGCAACTGAGGTTATGTGTTGGATAGATCACATGATGGTCAGTGGGCAGGGCATAATGAAGACCTACTGGAACCCTGAAAAGAAACAGGTGGAGTTTCAGTCGGTTGATCCGATGTACATAATTGTTCCTCCGTGGTCAAAGGGGATTGAGACGGCTGACCGCATTACTCAAGTCATGCCGATGAGTCTTGAGTCATACAAGAGGGCAGGGATTTACGACACAAGCAAGAGTGTCATAGACAGTATACAGGGAGGAAAGGTTGAGGACTCCGGCATCATTGATAACCTCAAGTACGATAAGGAGATACGGGAAGGGATTACGCATTCCATTGATAAGGATCAAGTGATTGTGTGGGAGGTTTATTCACATGACGAGGACGGTAAGTGGATCATGCAATGTTTTTCTCCCCAAGCCCCCACTACTCCGCTTCGTGAGACAATGGAGGTTCCTTTCGATCACGATAACCCGCCGTTTTCATTGTGCAAATACGAGATAACAGACGGAGGTTGGTATTCTCCCCGTGGTGTCTGCGAGGTTCTCGCTCCATTTGAAGCTTCATTAACGAAAGTTTGGAATGAGAAGATGGATGCCTCAACTTTATTTAACAAGCCCCTGTTCAAAGCGGAACGCGATCTCCCGAACAGCGTTAATTTAAGACTAGCTCCGGGTCAGATTTTACCGTTCGGGATCGCGCCAGTTCAAATGCCTGATGTGCCTTTGGACTTCGACAAGGAAATCGCGCAGACGCAATCCATCGCAGAACAACGAGTAACCGTTCCCGACTATGGTATCATGGCGGACAGGGATCGTCGTACTGCAACTGAGATTGAGTCAGTTAACGCTCAAGCACAACAGAATATGGACTTGCGTCTGCGTCTCTTTAGACAGGCGTTGGGAGACTTGTTCCGACAAGCCTTTAGTATCCTGCTTCAATTCGACAAGAAGAGTCTGCAATTCAGATTCCTTGAGGACAGCCTCGCCATTGATCCCGTAGCCCTTCACGACGAGTACCAGATTGAGCCTCGTGGTGGGATGGATATGGTGAGTAAGTCGATGCTGCTTAACAAGGCGATCCAGAGGAAGCAGTTATTTATGAACTCTCCGTGGATTAACCAAGTGGAATTGGACAAGAGCATACTTGAGCTTGAAGACCCGTCCCTTGTTCCGCGATTAGTGCAAGACCCTAATCAGAAAACGGGCGATGAGGTTGAACAGGAACAGAAAACCCTCCCCGCCCTTCTCATTGGTGAAATGATTCCGGTTCAGCAGGGGCAGGATTATCCAAGCCGGATAGGAGTTATCATGCAGTTCTTGGAGAAGGCAAGACAGTCTGGAATGCAGGTTAGTCAGCAGGGACAACAGGCGATTACCGCCCGACTCGCTGGACTCCTCGATGCCTACGAACAGGTTGACACGAACAATGCGCGTTCCATGCGGAAGGATGTTGAGGAATATCTGATTCAACTCGGCTTTGTGCCAAGCAAGGAAGAACAGCGCATGATGGAGATGGCTGCGATTACAGGCCAGACACCACAACCACAGGCTGAGATGGTTGAAGAGACTGAGGAAGTTGTGCAGCAGGGAGATTATTGATGAGATTTTTTAGGTTTATTAGGATAGCGTGGAAGATGTCCAACCAGATTCCGTGGGTGGGAGAACCGGAGTGGGCGGTATCTGAGGCGAATGCGCTACGCAAGTTTCTCGTCACAGTAGAAGGGAAAAGGTTCCGCATGATACTGCTGAACATGGTTCTCAAGCAGAATCAACAGGCGGTGTCGAGCAATAAAGAGCTTGAATTTAATGCAGGATTTGCGAATGGTGTGAGGACAACGGTTCACACCGTAGAGGCTTTGGCAAGAGAAATCGAGGAGCCGGAAGAATTTACGTCTGATATGTTTGGGGTTGATTATCAGGCGAGTCAAAACCCCACAGCAACGTCCAAGGAGCTTGGTGCGCTCTTTGGCCGAGGATAAGCACCAATAGGGAAGCATTATGCCAGAAGAAACCGTCGAAATAACTGACGAACAGATGTTGTCCGTAGCCGAGCAGTTTGATGCTGCGAAGGAAGCGGGGGAAGTACCGAACGTAGAAATACCGGAGGAACCCAAAGAGGAGGTTCAAGACGAATCTCCACCTGAAGCAACAGAAGAAGCGGTTGAAGAACCGGAGACTGAGGTACTGGACAGTACTGAGGATAATGCTGATGAACAGGTTAGTTCATTGACAGAAGGCGAAGCTCCTGAAGCAGAGGAGCAACCAAAGAAGAGTAAATGGGCCAAGAACGAGGGTCGCAAGAAGAACTCTTGGAAGGAGATAAACTCCCAAAAAGAGGAACTAAAGCGGCAGCGTGAGGAGCTTGAGTCTGAGAAAAGCAAGATTGTTGAGAAGCAGTCTGACTTGGATGAAGGCAAAGCCTACAGGGATGAGAAAGGTTTTACTGCGGAGGACTATGAGAATGCCGCAGGAAGGCTGGAGAACGAAGGTGATTCTGATCTTGCACAAGATGCCCGTGACAGGGCAGCGGAAGTTAAGGTTGAGGCTGAGAAGTCGCAACAGGAACACGCCGCAAAGCGAGTGCAGGAGGATTGGAGCAAGGCGAGGGAAGACCTTATTCGGGAAATACCTGAATTAGCTAAACCTGAAGAAGCCTTGACCAAGGAAGCAAACCAAGTTCTCAAGGATTACCCTGACTTACTCTATGTCCAGAAGGGTGAAGGATTGCGTCACGCAGTTCAGATTGCCCAATGGAAGATGGGTGCTTCAAGGGCTGAAAAGAGTGAAGCTGAAAACAAAGAACTAACCGACAAACTAAACAAACTGGAAAAGAAAATGTCAGTAGGTGGCGGATTCACAAGTGAAAAGGTTGACGGCGATAGGAGTTTTGATGACCTGTCCGAAAAGGAACAGGAGTCTCATCTCTTAAAGGCGGCAATGAACTTTGATGACGCTTAACACTGACAGGAAGGTATAATAAAATGGCAACTAATGTCACTACCGATGCCGCACTGGCAAACCAGTACCAAAATTATTTCAGTAAGAAATTACTGACCTATGCTGTTCAAGCTCTGGTACTCGACCAGTTCGGATCAAAAGCCCCACTTCCTGCGAAGTCGGGCCATAAAGCAATATCAATGTTTCGTTGGGATACTCCCAAGGCAACTGACATCAACACGCTCACTGAAGGAGATACTTCTTCTGTGGGGGAAAGAGCAATCGCGCTGACAAAGATCAGCAAGACGCTCATTCAACGTGGTCAGATTGTGAAGTTATCTGACGTTCTGAATGCAACGGATTTATTTAATTCGCTGCAACAGAGTGTTAAGATTAACGGGCAAGACGCTGCGATTGATATGGATAACATCACTCGTAACATATTGGTTGGTTCCAATGTGGGAGACAACGTGAACTCAGGGGCAACTGCGATGGAAGGTACTTATTCTACCGACCCAGCAACCAACCTTGATAACGGCGATTCCCTCACAGAGCTATATGCCGATGGCACGAAGCAGTCAGCAAGCGGAGGTGAGTATTCAACATTTGAGTCTACTACTTCCAGCAACACGCTGGACGGTGCGGCTGTACTGAATGCTGTTACCCAACTGAAGGTTAACCGAGCACAACCCACCAGTGGTGGGATGTATGCTTGTGTTGCAAGTCCTCAAGTATTGAGCGACATCATGCAGGACAATACTTGGTTGAATGCCTCTCAGTATAGCAACGTTGAAGAGCTGTATAAGGGGGAAGTTGGCCGTCTATTTGGCGCGAAGTTCATAACTACGAGCAACCCCTTCATTACTGCTGACGCACTTGGAACCGATGCTGACCGCTTCATCTATGATGATGCGGCTGGTGGCGGAGTCGGTGCAGCGGCAGACGTTCATGTTTCCCTGTTCTTGGGAGACGGAGCTTATGGAGTACCGGAGCTAAGTAGTCAGTCTCCATTCAGTCCGAAGATGATAATCACGGATTCAGCAGATAAGAGCGATCCTCTTAATATGCTAATTACCGCTGGTTTCAAGACCTTCTGGACTGCCTTGAGGCAGAACACCAGCTACTACGCCATCATGCGGAGCAAAACTGCTTCGACTGCGTAAGAGTCAAACAAGTTATGAAACCTGAAGGTGGAGTAACCCTTATTATTGCCGTGGGAGGGGGGAAAGCCCCCTCTCGCGGCCATTCTCGTAAAGATAAAAAAGGTTGTGAAATGATTAAATTACCTATTGAAGCCTTAGCCGCCGAAGATGAGGCGGGGGAAGGTGTTGTTCCTGAAGTCGGAGATACAGTTACATTGGATGTCGTTGAGGGAGAAGTCTCTGTTGTGAACGACGATGGCACTGTTCACGTTGATTTAAAGACTGCTGGTGGAGTGCCAGTTGAATATGTCGAACACGTTTCTGAAGAAGTCGTTGAGGAAATTCCTGAAGAGGGAGTTGAGGATTTGGCAGAGGAAGAGGCGGAACTTCTTGCCGCTGCTGAAGAGGAAGATAAGAAGAGAGGGTATTAAATGCCTATCTATTCTTTCACCTCAGAGGACGGGGAAGTGGTTGACGAGATCGTGCCGAGCGGCACGGACAAACTGACTATTGACGGCAAGGAATACAAGCGAAGCATCGCTAACGAGGGCTTTATTGTTTCCGGCCAAGTCAAGTTACTGTCCCAAGCTGAACAAGTTAAGGGCGGCTACTATGGACTAGAACAAAAGGAAGGCTCTAGATTTCTAAAGAAATCACAATTTACCACAAAACAAATTAAGAAAGCATGGGGGTTTTAAATGGCTAACAAGAAAATTACCGCATTAACCGCCCTAACAAGCGCGGCAGATGACGATGTATTGGCGATTGTTGATGCAAG